CCATCTAGGTTTTGTCCACCTGCTGTGTAGTTAGTGCCTGTTGCTTCGTCAGAGTTTCCTGTAACATCTGAATAATTCGTTGTTGCTGCACCGTATGTACCAGACATACCGCTTTTAATTAGTGCAAGCTTTAAAGTATGGGTATCCAAATCATGAGTACCCCCTAGAACTTCTGATTTAAAACTTGTACACATTGCTGTTGTGATAGCCATGTTTGAATCCCTTTGTTATAAGTACAATGGGGCCAGCAGTTAGCCAGCCCCAAAGAATTATCTATGCGAGTAGATCTCGGTCTACTTCGTCTGCAGCCTGTGCACCCATGCTATCCACGTCCATTAGACATGCATACACACGGATTTTACCTGCTGTATCTGGTGTTGTACCTATTAGCAACATGTCGATAGTATCGGCTGTTGTTACTAGGATTGGACACGCAGTGTTTGCTAGTGTACCGTAAGTACCTGCTGTAGCACTTGTCATAGCTCCACCGTCAACAAATGCGTCAACGTCACCACCTGTAATACCAAGGTCAAAAGTTGCCCCTGTACCACCTGTAGGTGCTACTGTTATTTCAGTACCTGCGAACAATACAACAGTGTTAGCTCCAACGCTAATACATTCAATTACATCGGCTGCTGCCAATGCTGAACCTTTAGCTGTTGCTGCTGCGGCTAAGTCGATTTCGACCTCAACCATGTAAGGCTTCCGACTTGGGTTGCCTCGACCACCTGCTGCTTTAGCGAGAGTTGTTACTGTAGCCATACGTCAATCCTCCCTTACGCTGCGTTATATTTGGCAGTAACGATTGCTTCTGGGCGAAGAATCTTACGACCATATAGGTGCATACCACGAACAATGTCTGCAAATGAGTCAGGGTCACGATATGTTTCAGTTTTACTAATCTGCTCTGCAGTAGCAACTGCTGAGTCATGACCAGCTACGATAACACCGTAGTCAGTGTTTTGGTTTGCAGAACCAGTTGTTGCTGCACCACCACCTACTGATGGCAAGTTGCTAGATGAATAAACACGGAAACCGTGGAAGTTATTCACAGCAAGACCATTACGTAGTCCACCTGATTCACCGAAGTCTGCATTGAAGAAACGAGAGTCTTCATCTGCAAGAAGTTCCATGAATACTGGATCGACCACTAGCCAACGTCCAGCTTTATCAACTTGTTGTTGATCAAGTAGACGTGCCATACGAGCTACAACCATTGCTGGTGAAGCTGTTGCAGTTGGTAGAGCAGTTGCTCCAGGTAGACGTGCTGCTAGTGGGATCGAGTGATCACCAGCAGAAGAAGTTGTGATGTTACCAAATGAATCCTTACGGAGTTTCATTGATGTCAACAACTCGTCTGAACCTGCAGTACTTACTGCTTTAGTACCATTAGTGGTAGTGTTTGCAGTATCAGCATTACTATGTAATGAAGACTGTGCAAAACCTGATAGATAACCAAGAACTTCTTGGTCATGCTGATCAGCTAAACGATAAGCTGCTCGGTTGGTTGCAAGATCCATGAAGTTGACGTGTGAGTGTGCTTCCTCGATGTCATCGATTTTAAAAGCATAGTAGTTTGCTTTATCGACAACTAGAGAGAAGTCCTCATCGTCTAGGTCTTGTGCATTAACCTGAGTTCCACGAGCATATGCGCTCACAGAAATTTCTGGTTCTTTGATGATTTTCACTGTATCGCCTTGAGCAGCAATCTCTCCGAAGTAATCAGAGTTTGTGATATCACCAACAACGGTGTTCTTGCGGAATGCAAGCTGCACCTTTTTGGAATAGATTATGGAACTAAAGTTACCATTAGGTAAGTTGCCATAACCCGATGCTGATGTAAAAGCCATGTTAAATCCTCCATGATATTTGGCTTCGGGTTACAAAGCTAAACACCTGTAAAGAGGCTGATCGTTTTCTAGGGTGCATATAATATCCAGTTGGCCTACCAGATACCAATGGGCCTATACTTGAACAGGTAGTTCTTAGTAGTTTAGACTTTAGTATATGAATTTGGGAAAATGTTTATAGTAATAAGAGGTAGTCTATACAGAGGCTCTCAAACTATACGTACTTAGTTATATGTACTTGAAAGTATTTGTCAACACTTATCGAGCACTACCAGTAAGATCGTATACGAATTTCCCTGATCGCATAGCCTTACTAATTTCTTCTTCACGTTCTTCAAACTCTTTAGCAGACATTTTCTGAACGTCAGATTCTTTTATGGTTGCTCCACCTTCGGTAGGATCTACTTTAGTTCTAGAACCTTTACCGATAGATTTAGCAGCATCTTTTGTTTTAACTTTCTTTGCTTGGACTGTTTCACCATTGTCTATCTTATAGAGATCAATAACTCTAATAACAGAATCTGGATCATCCATGTTTTCATAGAGAGCATCTTTCACCCACTTAGGCTGTTGTTCTGCCCAGTTGTGAAACTCATCTGATTGTCTTAGCGTATCAAAGTTAGGATGTGATTCTCTAATCTTAGCTTCAGCAGTCTTACGTTCTGTTTCATATTGTAGTTCATCTAACTTAGAAAGACGATCCTCAGCTTTCCTGAACATTTCTTGTGCTTTCTTAGCTGCTATAGTTTCTACAATACCTGCTACGTCTGGATACTGCTTTGACCACTCTTCAATATCTTCATCTGACTTAGGTGGTACAATAGACTCACCTTTCATCCTTGTTTCGAGTGCCTTAAGTTTTTCGTTCCACTCTTTTTCTTTCTCAGACATATGCCGTCTAAGATCACCGTAACGTTTCTTAAAAGATTTTTCTTCAGGGTTTAAGTCTGAGTCATCTTCTTGTGTTTCAGCTTTAGTGTCGGCTTCTTCTTGTTTGGCACTATCCTTGGTCTGTACTTCGGTTGTCTCAGATCCTTCGCCATTGGGTTCATTCTCTTCAACTTCTTCGCCACGAGCCTGTGCCTCTAGTCTAGCAATTTCTTCTTCTTCTTTTTTCATACGATCTTGTTTACGTGCATAGTTAGTTCCACGTTGTACAAAACCAGCATTCTTTGGTGTTTCTACTGCTTCTAATTCAGGCATATGTTTTCTCCTTATGTTGGGGTCAGCCGTAGCTGAGTAGCCTTATAGTTATTTGGATTGCCTAGAAGTTTATCGTGCACCTAGACCAGCACGTTGCATTTGATCACCCATAGGTTGTGGTTTAGCTTGAGCCATTTCAGTTGGCATACCTTGTGCAGGTTGATCTGTTCGTTCTGCACCAAACAATCCAGACATCTCTGGTCCGAATAGTTTACGTATGACATCTCCTACAGGACTGTCAGCAGCATCACTTGCTATTGTTTTCTCTTCATCAGAAAGCTCATTGAACCTTCCACGTATAACATTTTTATATTCTTCTAAGTCCATTACACTTCCTCTTTTACGAAAAGACCAACTAAGAATGTTTGTATTGCACGATAGTAGTACCTACTTGCAACCTTAATAGTGAAAGGACGTTTACCGTTTGCCCATTCTATACATTCTTTAAATTCTTTATATACTGTTTCTGCAGTTCCATTTGCGATATGTTTACGCCCCAAGTATCTGTAGCCTTTACGCATTGTCTCACCCCACCATTTATCGTGAAGTGTTTTCTTACACCATTCTACAGCGTTAGCTTTATCACCTGATTGAAATGCACCACTTGCTACGGCATGAGTAGCTATGACACAACCACTTGCAGCAGAAGATGCTGATGGAGATGAGCTACCACCTCCTCCACCGCCAGAAGAACCACCACCACCGCCAGATGATTTTTGAGGTATGTTAATAGAATCACCTGCATATATTTTATTAGCATCCTTAATATTTGGATTTGCTTTCATTAACTCATTAACAGTAGTATTATTCTTTGCTGCAATAGCACTTAGTGTATCTCCAGATTTAATTGTATCTTTTTTAGTTGAAGAACTTGAGCTACTAGGAGAACTACCAGAAGATGTACTTGTTATCGGTGAGTTATTTTTATTACCATTATCATCTGTTTTAGCTACTGTCTTACCAAAAAATTTATCTTCCTTTTCAGCTTTACCTAAGTTCTTAGCTGTTAAAGCACTACTACCAAGTTCAATAACCTCTTCAATAGAAGAATCTCCAAGGTATAAATTACCTACTTTATTATTAGATTTCAGTTTTTTAAAAGCTGTGTCGTACTCTGCTGTACCTTTTTCTAACTTTTGTATTTCGGAAATGGCGTCTGCGTTATCTACCGCAAATTGATCTTTAGCAGCATTACTTTTTGCCACTCTACTAAAATGTTCTGCTATTTGCCAAGTTCCACTATCAACCGCATTATCAAAGTGTTGTTGCTGTTTAACATCTAGGTTACCTGATAGTGCGTTTGTTACTGGATCTTTTTGAAAGCCTACTATAGATTCATCTTCTAAGTAGTCTGATACGCTATACTTTGCTTCATACTTATCGTAAAAACCAGAACCAAACATATCAGACATGGCTTGACCCATATCCTTATCTTTAAAAGGTTTTGTAACACCTTCTGTGATAGCATCTGTTATAGTAATACTATCTAAATTTTTCTGAGCTTCTTCTGGACTAATATTTAACTCTTCAGCTTTTTTTAAGTATGCTTCTTCAATTCTTTTTAGATTTTTCTTAGTTATACCTGCACCAGCTAAACCAACAAAACCCGGAAGAGCAAAGGAAAGACCTTGGCCTACTTTTGCTTTTCTATATTCTTCTAATAGTTTAGATCCGTCAGTGTCTGCTTTCCATGTATCAGACTTTGGATCTAAAAGATTATTAAACTCTTCTACTCTTTTCTTTTCTTTATTAGTTTTTAGTGTCTCTAACTTTTGAGATTGTACTTTTCTTTCTTCTTCGTCAGTCTTACGTGTTGAACCAGAATCTGTTTCACCAACACCACCTGAAATATCATCAGTTATACTAGGTGTTTCTTGAATAACTTCAGTTCTGTTCTCTGGTGTATCTTCTTTAAACTCGTTAAAGTCTGCTGGAACAGAACTAATGGGTCTACCATTAAGCATTAAAACTTGTATACGTCTACCATCTTTGTGAAAGTAGAATACTGACTTCATACCACTTCCATCACCAGAAGGTGTCTGATTAGTAGTATCTTGGTTAACTCCTATATCTTCTTGAGCAAGATTAGTAGGAGAACTTGTTCCAGTTGCTTCTTTGTCTATACCGTATATGTTTGTTGATGTTGGATCAATGTCCTGTAATAATTTCTCTGGTGGTTTTACTGGATCAACTTTAGGTCCAATAGGATTACCAAAAGCATCTGTCATACCACCTTCATCAAATCCTACAGGTTTATTGTAAGATGTAGGCTGTGGTTTAGGTGGCATCATCTGCTGACCCATCATCATAGGTTGTGGTGGTTGAGGCTGTTGTGGTTGCATTGGGGTCATGCCACCCTCAGCCATACCCATGACTTCACCAAGTAATCTCATTTCATCTTCTGTAAGATCACCTTCTTCAGGAATAGGTTGTCCACCTATACGTCCTTCTTCTTCTAACTCAGCCATCTCTACCTTAGCATTATCTCTTAGATCTTCGAAGAACTTTAGGCCGTAGAACTTAAGGACATCTGCAGGAACTACATATTCCCCTTCAGATAACATAGTAGGTATATCATCTCGTACTTCTTTAGCTGTAGATCCCGGTGGTATTTCATTACCTGATACAGGATCAATTGCATCTACTTCCCCACCTAATGCATATCCCATGTTCATGTCATCTTTCATTACTGTACCACCTTCATTAAACAATCTTAGTTTACCGTCTGTTGTTTTTACACCCATCTCTTTTATTTGAGATATAGTAGGTTTTTTTATATTCTTTGCTAAAACAAGAGGACCAACTTGTATGACCTCATCTGCATCAAATACAGGAGCACCTGTTTCTTTTATATAAAACCCACTACCTCTATATGGGTTCATTCCTATTTGTGTCCATTCATCAGAACCAGAGGCTATAATATCTGCAGCCTGTTGTTGTAGCTTGTATGGGTCTTCTGGTACATACTCACCAAAGATACGAGCTATAGTAGACTTACCCATAGGTTTGTCTTCACCTGCTGGTGTTCTACGTTTACCTCTTGCTATGTCTAATGCGTCTTTTGATTTGGAACCAAACCTGATATTCTTTAATCTAATAGCCTGACCAAAGCCTACAACACTACCTTTTTCTACAGTACCATCATGTATAGAAACTACCCAAGTGTCGTAGTTATTGTAAGCAGGAATATCTAAACGTGATGATACCTTTTGACCTTTTTTTAAATCAAAACCTTTTACACCAAGTATTCCAAACTTACCTGCCTTCTTCCCTAATGAACCTGTAATTTCAGTAACAGATGGCATCATACCTAAAACCTGTTCTGCTGAGTATAGTTCGGGATCAGGTATAGCTTCTTGTATTCTTTTACGTGCTTCTTTAGATGTAATTTTACCTTCAAATAATTCTTGTGCAGCTTTCTTTGAGTCTTCTGGATTTGCTTGACGTTTTGTTTCAGGTAGTTTATTTGACTCTTGCCAGTCTTTCATCTTTTTAGGATCATCAATAAGTTTTTCTGCTTCCTTTATATCAGCAGACTTATCAACTACTTTCTTTCTAATAGCAATTGCAGGGAAAGAATAAGCAACGTTAGGATCTATCTCGTATTGTTTTACTTTATCAGCTAGAGCCTTAACACCTTTAGCTCCATACTTAGCAAGTATACCACCCATGAGTAACATACCACCTTCGATAGCTGCACTCTGTCCTGCTTGCTTGAACTGATCCTTTATGTATTCATTGTCACGTTCTGCCTCAGGCTTCATATACTCTTGGACAACATTACTAATGTTTACACCTGAATCATAGAAAGGAACGAGGAACTCTGCAGCCTTATTTATGTTAGCTTGGTCTTGTTCGTTAAACTCTTCAGCATACTTTTCTGCTTCTTGTTTTGCACCCTCAGCAGTAAAACCAAATGCTGTTTCTGTTTGAGTAGCTAGACCACCTTCGTTGAAGTGTTGACTAGGTGTTAGTAAGTATTCTACAAATCCTTTTACCTCATCAGTAAATGGTTTGGCTTTTCTCATTACTTTATCTGATAGAGTTTCTTCTACATCTTCTTCATACTGCTGTTGCTCTAGTACAGGCTTATAACCTTTTTCTATCTCTTCTAAATTTTCCATAGTAGAAGATCGCCATTCAGCGTATTTATCTGCCTCTTCTTCAGTTTCAAATGTTGGTAGCTTTTCTCCTGTGATAAAGTCTCTACCTTCACTGTCTTTTAGTTTTTGTTTTACTTCTTCTTCACTTAGTAATGAACCATCTTCATCAATACTAGGAGAAACTATGTACTCTGTACCAAAAGGTATTGTTACTGTTTGTTCAGAATAACGAGTACCTTTCTCACCTGTAACATAACCTGTCTCATCAATCCAGACAGGTCTACCACGTAAAGTTTTCTCATCTGTTTTAGTTCTAGGTCTTGGTACTGGTCTAAGCATTTACTTTATCTCTTAGTTTAGTAAGTGAGCGTAAAGCACGGACTTCTCCTTGGAGTCTGTATAACTCCTCTAGTTCTGTCCGTTGTTCCATTTGTTTATGTGAGAAAGCTATGCGAGAGTCTAGTTCCTCAAGCATAGCATCCCAATTGTCTTTATTGTTTACGATTAACTTCAGGCTCATGCAGCACCTTGTTGCCCTGTATTACCTGAGAAACCTTGTTCGTTTGGTTGTGGTGCAGTACCTGTTCCTATATTACCACCACCTGCTCCTGAAGTATCTTGTACTCCTGTAGGTGCTCCCTGACCTTGAGGTGGCTGTACACCTTCAGCAGGTTGTGCATCAGGGTTCTCTGCTCTAAACTCTTTGAGTAACTCAGCCTGTAGTTTTGCATCAGACATAGAGTTTACAAGTTTATCAGGATCTAGATCCATACTCTTAGCAATCTCTCTGATGATATAATCCATCTTAGAGAATGGTGCGAGTGTTGGATTCTGTGTGATCTGTAGGAACTGCATCAAGCGTTGACTACGTACTTCGTTAGCCATTAAGCTTTCAGTACCTTGTGCTTTTACTTCTAGGTCACCTTTTATAGAATCGTCAAAGTCAAACTGCATGTTGAAGTTGAAGAAAGCTTTACCAAGAGGTGACAATAGATAGTCATCTACGTTCTTAACAACATTTCGGATACTTCCGTTGGCAGCAGACATAAGCATACTAATACCAGAAGCAGTCCTACCAACACCTTGAACACCTGTTTGTCCATGTGCGAATGATGGGAATCCCGTTGACTCATCAGCTAAAACCCTTGCTTTGTCAAATAGTTGCATGTTTTCGTTAGATACGTTAGGGAACTTAGTTCCGAAAAGAGCTTGACCAGGTGCCCCTCCCTGTCTCCTAAATACTTTTCCCGGATACACGGAGAGGTCTTGCCCTGGGACGAGATTTGTCTCGTCTACCTCGATGATTAGATTTCCTGAGAGAGCAGCGTTATCTACTGCCATTCTCATAAAGCCATTCATTAATGTTTGTGTGTCATCCATGTTCTCTGCAATACCTACCCCAAAGAAAGAGTATGGGTTTACTTCATAAGGTACTGCATAGTACGGAATGTATGAAGGAGTGAAAGGATTAAGCACTAAGCGTAGTACTTGACCGTTACATATCCATGCGTTTACGGATACCTGATCTGCATCTTTCATGTCTTTTGGGATGTCTACATTCTGATCTTTCAACATCTCTATATCCATGTAGCCCCAAAACTCTAGGACTGAGAACCTTTCACTTTGAGCTTCTTGCTCATCGTCTTGCATAGCTTGTTCCCACCACTCTTTAGTGTAGGACTCTCCCATAGATATAGCTGTGTCTATGGCATTGCTTCTGAAGAAAGGTCTATTCTTAAGTGCTCTCATTTGTGTTCGAGACATCTTGTGACGCTCTACAACATACTCTGCGTCATCCATATTAGATGCATCAGGATCAGGGTAGAAGTTCCAAATAGAAACTGAGGAACACTTAGGTATTGTTTTTATTATAGGTGAGTACTCACCATCTTCTGACCAGTTAGGGTATTCCTTGTCTACCGCAAATGGTCCTTTCATGATACCTGTACCAAACAGGGCTGTCTCAAACGCTGCGTTTCGTAATTCTTTTCTTGCGTTGGACTCTTCTAGTTGGTCATGTATTTTCTTTTCCATCTTCTTGGCAGCTACCATAGCTGGATGGAAAGTAATCTGTGTAGGTGATTCTGCTTCACCTTCTTTTAAATCATCTTGTACAGGTGCTAGTTTTTCTTTTAAACCTGCTAGTCTATCTCTAAAATCAATAAGAGTTTCACCGGGCTGAATCTGCTCGGCTCCACCCATAGGTGCTTGCTGCTCCTGCATTTTCTTAGCAGTATCTTCTGTCTCTAAATGTACAGCTTCTGAAACACCCTCAGGTAAAATAGTAGGATCGATACTGATAGGAAACTTGTTAGCACCAAAGAGTACTTCTACAATCTGACCATAAGCAGCTAATACTTTTGTCTTTGTAACTTTAACAAATACTCTAGACTTCTCTGATGAAGTAAAACTTACGTCTGGTCCATAAAGACCTCTGTAGTTTCTATAGGCTTTTATCCAACGTTGTTCTTCAGCGTTACGAGCATTCTCAGCTTTTTCAAAACGTTTCTGTACATAACCTACAATCGTTCCAACTGAAGGATCAGACATAGAGTCTTCATCTGTATCTTCTATAAAAGACACCTCGGCATCTTCCATGTACACTTCTTCAGCTAAGTTTTCATCTTCTTCCATAGTTATTCCTTAGTATCCAAACGTTGAATCAGCCATTTGAAAACCTGTCCTCTGAGTATCAGGGTTGTAATCAAACAGGTTACTCCTTGGTCTTGTCATGATACCATACCTAATAGCATCATAGATGTGATCTTCAGACTTAGTATCCACATCCTCAGGATTGTTTTTATCCAAAGGTAGTGAAGGAAGTTGAGCAATTGTGTTGTAACAATTACTAAAGAAAACTATTCTAGGTTCTTCCGTAAAGTCATCTACCTGTAGTCTTCTATGTAACTCGTTCTTACCTGATACACGAGAACCTTTTGATCTGTCGGCTGGTCTAAAACGACAACCCTTCTGTATCATCTGTTCTGCAAGTGAAGGTCCAGTATCACCTCTTTTGTGCCAGAGAGAACTGTCGAGAACACCATACCTTATTTTCTCATCAGATTCAAGATCTAAAATCATGTCTGCTAAGTCTGTAGCTAAAACTTTACTTACGTATAGTTCTCTATAAACGATTAGCTGTTCATCAGGAGCTACAGCAAACCATATAACAGCAGAGTAAGATCCGTATCCGTAGTCGGCTGCTCTAAACCTAGGCCAGTTACTTGGGATGTCATAAGGTTCTACAACATGTATCTTTCTACTGAACTCAGGGAAGGCTGCTCCCTCGTTAATATCCCAATCCCCTTCCAACAGTTGTCTCCGTTGGTGCTCAGGCAAAGAGAGTAGGTTGGCCTCGTACATCCCATCGTCAGACAGGTAAGGGTTATCAAACAAAGTCGCAGGGATAAACTTCCTCTTGAAAAGAGGCTCTCCCTCTCTAGTGTGTCCTTTAGGCCAACAGATTACTTCACCTTCGTTATCTGTAGCCCAAAATGCTTTGTTAGGTTGACTAGGATCTATAAAGTATCTCTTAACCCACATATGGCCCGGACCACCCGGATTGCTTGTAGCTCTCATATAGAGAGGTAACCCTGAAGCCTTTGTAGTACGTAGACGTGACCTCATGTAGTTCCATGCGTAGTCTGTAGGCCACTGTGTCAGTTCGTCAAAACCTATCCAGTTAAATGCCTGACCTTGGTATCTCATAACGTCATCGTCACGGTCAAGGTATGACATCCAGAGAGTTGCACCACTAGGAGCCACCCACGTCTTGTCTCGTTCCATAAACTTAATACCGGGTATAGCTCTTGGGTAAAGCTGCTTACTTACTGATATAAGTTCTCTTAGTTCTTCTGTTGACCTACGAACTAGAAGCATTCTAGCGTTGGGGTTATTCAGGTATCTGACTGGATCTGCTACTAGACTGTAACTTTTACCACCACCTGCAGCACCACCGTATAGTACTTCTTGTTCTGTAGCTGCTAGAAATGTTGTTTGAGGACCAGCATTAGGCTCAAAGATAATATCTCTAGGAACTTCTTCTACTTCATTCTGTGGAGGCTTCGGTGTCGCTGGGGAGGTCTGACCATCCATCTCCAAAGATTCGCTTGGTTGCTCTACCACCAAGTCTTTGCTTTTCAATCTTCTCCGCTTTCCTTTGCGCTTCTTTGTACTTCCTAGCGTAGTTGCGGTAGTTTGAGGAAGCTCTCCTCCGTTTCTCTTCGATCCTGACACGTTTATCTAACCCTACATGTGAAATATATCTACCTGATTGATCCGATAACCACTTGGATACTTTTCTCAAACTATAATCCTGTAGAAATAATTTTGCTTTTTCTAAAAGTTCTAATTCTTCTGGGATGGGTATTAGTAAGTCAGGATCTTCACCATCCTGTTTGTAGCCGAAAGGTACATGTCTTCCAACTCTGATGATAGGATACCACTCACCTTTTTCTCCCCTGAG